AGCTTCTTCATACATTGATACTGCTTGTGCTTTTTTGTCGTCATCCCACGCCATTGGTCTTTTCCTTTTTGGTTTTCCATAATATCCTGGACAAGTGCCCAGAGTTTCTAATTGTTGCATATAAAATCGGTCGCCCACTGGTTTCCTCACTTCATAAAAATATATTATAGAAGAATTTTATATAAATGTCAAGAGATTTTTTTAGATACGTGATAAATCAATTCCGTGTTCTTTAAGGTGTTCTAGACTTCCTAATTCGCAGGCTAATGCAAAGGCATAGAAGCCGCCCATACTTGGTCCTTGTACTAAAAATTCATCACTAGTAGCCATAGGTTTCATTACGTAGATAGAGTAGCTCTTACTTGAATACTTCTCTTCATAGTTTGTATCATTGTAGCCTAGCTTCTCAGCTTGATAGTCTACAGAAATTTCCTCTAGTACTTCAGCGGCACTGTAGTATTTGGCGGACCAAACAATCTGTCCTTTAACAAAGGAGTCGGCTACACACTCCTCCGGCAGATACATTGGCTGTAATCGCTCAGCTCTCTTATTAGGGCGTTGAGGTACTCCGGACTTTTCTATAATATTCTTAACAAAAGAAGAAGACCTATAAAGACTTTTAGCAATAACAGAAATACTATCTCCACTTAAATAGTCACTAATAGCACTATTAATTTCTCCAGCCGTTGCTTTTTTACCTTTATTAACACTTTTTCGTCTTAGGACATACTCTTTATGGTCTAGATACTCTGATATAATTTTATCTAGCCTAGTAGTATTGTAAGCTATATTTAGAATATCACACGCTTGTTTTTTAGTTATTGGTTTCTCCGTCTCCGTGTTCATTAAGCCTATAACTTTCTGAATATTGGTATCCGTCAGATCCTCGTAATCTTTTTTCTTAACTCTTGCCATTTTCTAATTCTATCTCCAATTTAAATAATAGACAGCATATTGCATGGGCTAAGTGACTGTGCCCAGAATCCTCGTCTTGAGTTTCTCCATCAATATGTGCAAATATGTGCCGAAGTGCACCACCAGTATATCTATTTTGTAGATTATCTAATTTTCTCCAGTTTTGTTCATCATACTTTTTTGCTCCAAAAGTCAAAACATTCGCTACTTCTATAGTAGCTTTAGGAGGTAGTAGGTACATTCTGGGTTTTTCTGAGTCAAACTTTTTTCCATCGCTCATAATATTAAAAGTAATCCCATTAGTAATATTAATACAACCATAGTAGTTGTGCATAGTTTATAGCAGAAGTTGAGCATAGAGGATGTGTGGTCTGTACCCTCCCAGCTAAACTCGTTCTTTTTCCGTCTATCATATGAACCATTAATAGAATCAGTAGTTCTTCTGTTTTTTATATTAGACATTGTATTCATTCTCCTGCACCGCTTTAATAATATCAGGAAAGTGTACGCCTAATATCTCCCAGGCAATATTGGCGACATCCGTATGCTCTTTTTGGGTACCGTGAGAACGTCTCAAATCACAATAGTGAATCCAAGAACGAAGAGTTCCGCTCATATATAGGCGGCTTATAGTATTTCCTTCTGGTAATACAGCTCTTGCCTGCTCTTTGGCAATACCTTTATCAATAGCCCACTTATATGCCTCACTAGACGCTCTGATTACCTCTCGTTGTATCTGATGCCATGCAACCTCTAGTCCATCATTGTCTGAGGGTATGCTATTTTGCCTGTTTTTTGTATCTTGTAGCCTTGCAGCTCTAGTGCTAAAGTCTAGATCTTTGGTAGGATCTGCGTATCTTTGGCTAAACTCTTGAAAAGAAAACGACCTATGACGCAGAATCTGCCTTGCAATATCTCTAGTCGTCTCTATCTCCATAGTTACACTTACCATCTCAAAAGGAGACCAGTGGCCTTCTCTAATCAAGTACCCTAAAAGCTTGCTAGCTGTTTTGGCATTATTTTGATTATTAGGGTTACTAACCCTAGCAGTGTAAGCAATTAACTCTGCCGCTGAATGGCAGCCTGTACTTGCACTTGGTGTTGTCATTCCTACTAGACTTACTTGTGTCACTTTTTATCTCCTACTAATTCTACTTTCATAATCACATAATTCTTCGTCCCACCAATGGGGCTTGTCTCTATATTTCCACTCAGCCATAGTACCTTTGTCTAACATATAGAACATTCTATAAGAATCTATAGGATTATCGTAATCTTTCAATTCTTCTGTCATTGCAAGGGCGAATTGAGTAAAGCCCTTGTCTTCCATATTTTTTGGCTCTGGAAGATTATTAATCATCTCTAAACTCTTATGATTGCTGCCATACCTATAATGGGCTTCGCTCCCTAATGCATTTGCATAGTTATGTGTCCAATAGAAGTTTTCTAAAGAAGAACGTACCCATACAGCTGAGGGGTGGTTTTGCATTGTAGGAAGATAAGGGAACACACGTGCTTCCATAGGAAGTTCTTTCTGCTCTTTGCGAGTAGTCTGCAGCACTGTGTTTTCTTCTTTTGTTATAGGTCGGGGTACGAAACCAAATAAATGGTCTATCCATAGATTTGTGCATATAAGCTGTGCAGCTTCTAATATCATTTTATTTACGTGTTTATCCACATGATATTGGGCACAAAGATCGAGGTCTTCATCTAAATAAAACAGATTAATTTTGGTATACTCCCGCTAGTTGAAATGTTATTATATAAGATTTTGACTAAAATGTCAAAGATTTTCTTCGTCTCTTCTATCTAAATATACAGACCCAGAACATAATGCTAGAATGAGAATCCAAAATAGTACGACTAAACTAAACATTAGTTATATCCCTGCTGTTTCATTTTTGTTAATCTTTTCTGAACTAAATCTTCTAAGTTACTACTATCTATATGGTAAGCTGTTCTAAGCATACGTGTCATAGCGATAACATCCGCTATTTCTTCAGTAAGATTTTGTAGATACTTAGGGTCCTCTTCAGTACCGTGTCTTAACACTTTGGAGCAGGCACGAATTAATTCACCACATTCTTCCATAGTAATTACTAATTGTTTCAACTTATTCAATTCCATGTTTTTCCTCTCCTTAATGTTATTTTTATCTTTTTGTAGGATCTTCTAAACTATTAATGTATAAATCGAGAAGCCGGGATACAGCTTCCGGCCTCTCGTCTGCTTTAAAACGTACTTTAATTTTTGCAATACCAGAATTTTCAGATTTTGAACTGTCTACAGTAATAGATTTAATATTATGCTTATAAGAATCTCCCTTTTCTTTGAATAAACCCATAACATCTTTCTTTACTTGAGATACTTCATCTCCACTTTGGCCAAATAATAACCTAGCTTCGAATTCAATATCTAACTTATCTAGTCCAACAGACCCATGATCTGCTAGAATATAAAGAGGGAAATCTATGTGCCTACCATCAACTTGGAATGAGACTACTTTGGGGGTACCGTCATCATTAAAGTAATTTTTTAATGAATTGATATGTTGCTGTTGACTAATGCTTTGGGCTACCATCGCACTTTCCAACAGTCCGGAAACTAGCTCTTCAATACTTAATTTTGACATATTCTTATCCTAGAATTTAGTGTAGTTTAGCCGCCGTTAGGGTCTTGCGTCAGTGGAATTAAAGAAGGTTCAAGCATTTGTGTCAAGTAATCAGATAATTTTAACATACCTTCAGTAGGGGGTAGTTGTTCCGCGTGCACGGCTACTTCATACTTTGCAGTATTATCAGTTTTTCGAATACTTTCTTTACTGGTGGATACTTTACCAGAGATAGAAGCTTTATACTTCGCCCCCCAGAAGCCGCCAGAAATAGACGCTTTTATCTCACTTTCTGTATCAACCGAACTAGTATCTTGACTAGAAGTTTGCACTTCCATCATGAAACTAATATCTGCTGATGTGATTGCAAGGGAGGGCAGAGGTACCAAAGGTAACATTGGAACTTTACTGTACAAAGTTTGTACTGCTTGCTCCCCAGTGTCACCATCTGTCATAACTCGGTTCATCTCTACATCGAGAGAACGTGCTACTGTCTTGCCTGTTTTTTCGTCTTTTGTAAATGCTACTTCTTGAATGTATTGCCAAGTAACATCGTTGAGTTGTGCTTGCCCTTTTGCCATGCCGATAATTGGGGCAGTAATCAACTGCTCAATCGGAAGACCGACAAATTTGTTTGCTATATTAGCCATTTATATCCTTAATTAAATTTTACCAAACCTTGGTAACGCTTTTTTACGGTTTCAATTTCATGCAGCGCCTTATTCATTTTACTCTTGATATCATCTTCAACAGCAAAGTTGAATACTGTTTTACACCCCGGACAGGCAGATATAGGATTTTTTATTATGAAATCAAGTGAGAAACCTAAAGGGTTTCTACAAAAAGGGCAAGGCAACATGGGTTCTTCCTTCTACCTATCTAGATTCTTTTGTTTTTGTAAAAGCTAATATGTTCGGGCCACCTATGAAACTCTTCGCGAATATGGCAATAGAAAAGCCCTTGGTAACAGGCATCTAACTGCTCTGCTCCCTTAGATACGTTATTTGTTCCGTTATTATCTTTTGATCCTTTATACATATTCCGCATTTACTCCCTATTTTATGGGCTAAAGAAGAGTTTTCTTCTAGCATTTTTTCAGTTATTTTATTACATACGCATAAATACATTATACGCCATTCATTCGAGCTACTAATCTTTTAGAACGGTCTCCTACTTGGTAGTACCACTTACTATCTTGCATCTCTACAGCTGCGAGCTTCCATGACCCCGCTGCGAGTGCTAATCTCATGTTATTAAATTTAGTTAGTCGAGTACGGCCTAGATTAAACATCATATTAGCACAAATTGCTTTTACCTCTGAAGGGAACCCTTCCCAAATATTTTTATATAGTATCTTGCAATCTTCCAATACTAAATCTAAGTCTTTTCGAAATACTTCCGCAACGCGCTCTTCTGATACTTTTGTACCAACAGAGTAGCCATATTCCGGATCATCTTCGCAAATAAGATGACCAATACCAAAAGTAGGATACCCAAGATGGTCAAGATAGACCTCATATCGTACTCCCTCATCAATCTTCAATTGTGCTTCTAATTTATCTTTATCTAATTCTAATTCTTTATTGTTGTAATACATATCTATTTCTTAACCTTCATAAGCCCTACTGCTGATCTTACCCCGAAGGAAGCAGCAACTATTACACTTAGAGTATACTGGTACCAGTCAGGCATTTGTTCTAAGACTATAAAGCCTTCTTTTACATAGGGAACCATGCTTGGCAAAAAAGCCATAATTAAAGGAATACTAAATAGAAGAGTCAACCACTCATCTTTCCAAGATTGACCACTATTCTCTGCCATGATCTTTTCCCAGTCTGCCTCACTTTCTGCTGCTTTAACTATTACTGCCGCCTGTGCTTCAGATTTAGCTTTGCTTACAGCATTTTTGCCTTCTATATAGGTTTTCCCTAGTCCAGCTACAGAGGAGATTAAGCCCCCTAAAATTTGTAGTGCCATACTATCACACCTTAAAATAGGGGGACTTA